TATCTTCTTTGTATGGGTTACAAGAAGCCTGAACTAATCCCACAGGAGCCCCAATTCCTGTCACTAAAAAGTCAGCGTCAGGATTTAACTCAAATGGTGTATATCTATCGTATGAACCTTTTTTCATACTACCAAGTCCAAACTGATGTAGTACTCCCCCCTCTTTTTGGATTACCCCTTCTTTGGATCTATCTTCAAGATATTTTTCTTGGTTTTTTTGCATCGTTTCTACTGACGCATATCCTTGATCTTTTGCTATTTTTGTTATTGTATTATATAAATTTTCTAATGATGGTTCGCATTTCATTACAAGATATTCAAGTAAATCTCTACCATCAACTTTATTATTTTTATATGCTAAAAGAAGTTTATTAACAACAAGTCCCATCATCATTTTATTTCTTCTAACACTTTTATCTTTGTCATACTTGAAAACAAAATTCATTACCATTTTTGGTGTAATTTCATTTGCGGTAAAGTTTGCAGAATCAACTGTTGATACAACATATAAATCTTCGTCTTTAAATAAATCTTTTGGTGAAATTGTTTGAGAAATTGTTTCAACATTAGATCTTGAATGTTTGAAGCTAGTTTTTGTGTCTTTTTCAACCCCAACTTGTGAATCGTGGTGATCAGTATGAATTTCAAACATTGGTTTTCCATGTGCAAAATCAACAAGAACCGGCATAATTTCTCCACTTCCATCCGGTTTTTTAACTGCCCATTCTTTTTCACCATATTGAATTATTTCACAGTCAACAACTTTAAACCCTTGGTTTTCAAGGTACTTTTTCATTGCGATTGCCGTTGTAACTCCATCCAAATCTTGGTGGAAGTATATTTTTGCTTTCTTGTACCTTTTAAGTAGTTCATTTATATCCCTAATACCTGACTCTTTAATAAGTTGTTTTAATTGATTTTCTGTAATGATAATTTTCATAATATATAAATACCTTTTAAAATAAAAAATCCAAGATTAACCTTGGATTTCTTCAGATACTGTTTTTAGGTTTTTAAAATACTCGACTCTTGTTCTTGCAACTTCAGTATAATTTGGTGATAGTTCTATACCTAACCATCTTCTTTCTAAAATCTCAGCCGCCACTAAACTTGTTCCTGATCCAGCAAATGGATCTAAAATCACATCGTTCTTGTAGGACAATATTTTGATCGCTTTAGTTGGGATGTCCATCGAAAACGTTGCCTTGGTGAGTGACTTAGTGTCTGCAAAGTAATTCCACTGACCAAAAACAAGTTCCATAAACTCTTTCTTATCTTGTTCTTCATACACAACTTTCTTTTTTATGGTTCCATCTTCCTGTTCAATTTCAGTTGGCGTCCCCTTCCATTGTGGTTCCCCTTTAACCTTTTTAATGTGAAATTTTTTATATGCTAGTATTACACACTCCTTTGGGTTATAAATATATGGACTTGAGGGTGACATCCAAGATCCCCACGCAGTTGTCTTACTACGATGAGGTGATTGTTCCTCCAAATCTACTATACCAAAGAATCCAAACCCAATTTCCTTCATTATCTGATACATCTCAGAAACAAAGAAAATTCTACCACCTTTCTTTTGTCTGTTGATTTCATAAGGTATATTTAATGCAATACGTCCATCGTCTTTTAAAAGTCTATAAACCTCAGTTAACCAATTTTTAGCAAACACGATGTACTCATCAAAAGGTACGTCATCTTCATGTACATCATAATCAATACCAACCCCATAAGGTGGACTAGTAACAACCAAATCAATAGAACCTTCAGGTAGTTCTTTCATTACCTCAACACAATCTCCATTTATTATTTTTCCTGTTTCTATCATTTGTTTAAAATTATTTTATTGTTAAGTATTGTTTGATTATCAATTATTAAGTTAGGTGCTATTTTAACCATTAAAGCCATATTACTTTTGGCTCTTACCGAATATTGATTTTCAAAAGTATCTATTTTTGAACTGAATCTATATATTGAAGTATACGAACCTTCTTTTAATTTCTCAACGTCGGATATACTAAATTTTTTTATTTGATCTAAATAAAAAATAGGTGATTTTCTAATTAAAGTATTATTTTTATATGATACCCAATCATAATCATAATCGTTATTATCATATTGTGTACTTATTGATTTTTTTAACGCCGATTCTAAATTCTCAATATTTTTAAAGTCACACTGTAATTTAATTATGTAATTATCATAATCCTCAGTGATAATAACATTAGATATTCCATCTTGCGTACTAAGTGTTTTTTTAAAAACAGATAGTTTTTGTTTTATATCAGATACTTTTGGTACTTTTTCTCCATTTAGACTGTCTAATGCTAAAATTGACGACACCTTTAATTTACTTGAACTTAAATTTATTGTGTATTTAAATGTCCCTGATCCGTCAGAATTTAATTTTAAATCTTCAATTATTTCAATACAAGACGTTAAAAAAAATATCAATAAAAAATAAAAATATTTCATTTTTTCTCAAGTGTTTCTATGTGGTGTTGTAAATACCAAAGAGCCTTTTTAAGATCCTGAAGTTCTTTATCAGAATCTTTTTTGCCTGCTCTTGAAATATATTTAACCGTATTCCCTAATGAGAACCCCAATTCCCACGCATCAATCACTTTAATAGCTTCGTATGGGTTACCTTCACCACCATAATGTTGTGGGTGGTTAACTTGTTCTTTACTTCCCATTAATATCAAATTTAATTTCTTCTGTTGGTACGTTACTACCGTTCATTGTTTCAACATCCACTTCATATTCTTCGTCATTACGATATTCACTTAACAACTCTTCTGGTGAAAGTGTTTTATAATCCATTTTTAAATTTTCCATATCAAGTTCATAATTCATCTTATGTTTAATGTCTCCGATGGTTTCAGCATTTTTAATTGAAAGTTCAATTTGATGAATAATTTTGTATGGATCTGCGTTTGAACCAGGGCGTCTATCTTCAACATAACCCTTCCAATTTTTTGACGTTTCTTGTGGAACTCTAATTGATGCTCCTCTATCTGAAATTCCCCAACTAAACTTATCTATTGATTGTGTTTCGTATTCACCTGTTAATCTTAAATCATTTGATGAACCATAATTTTTAATGTGTTCCAAATGTCTTACATTTAAACTTGAAAAAAGTGAGTTGAAGTAGTCTTCTCCGCCTTCTGTTCTCATTATTTCATTTGAGAAGTTTGTATGTAGTCCTGATCCATTCCATTCACCTTTTTGGATTGGTTTTGGGTGTAATTCAATCCCGTAATTATATTTTTCAGAGATTTTATGTAGAAAGTATCTAGTCATCCACAAATCATCCCCCGCCTTTAATTTACCTGTCGAGAATACTTGGTACTCCCATTGTCCTAACGCAACCTCAGCATTAACACCGGTAATATCGATTCCATAGTTCAAACACATATCCATATGTTCTTCAACGAAATCTCTTCCAGCTACGTATTCACCAACACCACAGTAGTACTTACCTTGTGGTTCTAAGTTGTTCTCATCGTGACCTAAAATACATTTGTTTTTTCTATCGTAGATAAAGTATTCTTGTTCAAACCCAAACCACAAGTCTCTTTGTTCTCCGATTAATTTTGATCTTGTATTAGTTTCGTGTGGTGTTCCATCAGCATTTAATACTTCACAAAGAACATAAATTGTTGATAAAATGTCTGACTTATAATATCTTACAGGTTTCAAAATACAATCAGAACTCCCCGTTTGGGCTTGTTTAGTTGAAGATCCGTCAAAATTCCAAGTTGGGAATCCTCCTGTTGTTAATGCCTCCGAAATTGATGTATAATCAACGACTTTAACTTTACTCCTAAGATTAGGTTCCGGTTTATACCCATCTAACCACACATATTCTAATTTAACTTTCATTTGTTTTCGTTTATATATTTTATTATTTCTTCTTCTGTTTTACCTTGATTGAATAAACTGTAAACTTCTCTTGAAAACTCGTCCGTCGTATACACGGCATCAACATCAAGATACTTCATTATCCAGTCAACATTTTGAATAATGTGTTTTTTACTTAGAAACCTCTTGTTGAACCCCATTTTTCTGATTTTTAATCTCTAAAACCATTTTTCTAATTTTTTTACCTAACTCCATGTCGTTTGGATTTTCTTTAACTAACTGTTCTAAAACTTTTGCATTAATATTCTCCATAATTTTTATTTGAAACATATTAAATTATATTTTACTTGTCAAATTCTTATGTCTAATAATTTTTGATTGTATCATGTAATTCATTATTTTTCTTTTAGCAATAGGTAAAAGTGTTTCTCTTAATGGATAATTGTTACTATGATTAATATTAAAAACAATTAATTTACTGTGAATATCTTCATTTTGTAAATTTTTAATCAATGGGTTTTTTACTTCTTTAAGTCTTTCATTAAATTCGGATTTTGGACTTTCACATATCTTTTTTATTTGACATTTTGTTTCTAATAATCCTCTCTTAATTGGTTTAATGATAAATTCATATAACAATGTTTTATCATTATACTCTAAAAAAAATAACCCTTGTTTTGGTTCTATGTTTTTTGGGTTTTGTACGGTACTTATTGAAACGGTATCGTTAACAATATCCCAAATTGCCTTTGCGTGATTGAAATAATCTTTTAGTCTGTCGGTTGAATATCTACATATGTGGTATATTTCTAAAACCTCTTCTTTTGTTAATAAAGGACAGTCAACAGAAACTAAATCGGAAATTAAAATTTCGTCATCAGGATCCTTTAATGTTTTATTAAGAACTAAATATTGTCCCTTTTCAATCAAAAGATTAATACTTGCAAGATGTAATGATATTTCTTGAAACTGTGGGTACAATTTCAAATTATTTAAATTTTTATCTAATTTTTGTAGATAATCTAAAAGGACATATTGTTTATGCTCTAAATCAATGGGTTCTTGAAATAACCAGTCAGTTTTCATTAAATTCTTTTGATTAAAAAATAGTGAATTTTAAATAACTGTAAATGAATTATTAATTATATCTCATAACGTGATACCACGTTCCGTTTACTTTATATTCATTATCAGAACCATCGTAACCGTTTAACACATTACCATAACCATCCATTTGTATAATATCTTCTACAACTCCATCCAAATGAATAAATTCTAAAATGTAATCTTTAGGAAATCCCCTATCTTTTAAATAGGTTGCGAAATCATCGGCATAATTATCAACATAACCTTCAATAGCGCCTTCTATTTCATCTTCACTGTAATCACCTTCCGGATTTTCTCTAATTTCTTCTATTATATTCTCAATACTTGATATTTCGTCTTCAATTTCTTCGGTTTGTTCTTCAGTTAAATCTTCATTCTGTAACCTATCATTTAACTTATCCATTTTTTGTTCATATATTTCAATATATTTTTCTTGTTGGCTAGAAAGTAGTTTTTCAACACCATAATCTTCTGGACTATCCCTTACAACTTCTTCGTATTCGTTATATAAAAAATTTCTTACCTCGTCTTCATTTATATTATTTTCCCAAACCCATTCTCTAAATGCATCATATCCAACCTCTTCTATTAAACCTTGAAGGTTTTCCATCGCAGCCGCATGTATCTTATCATCTCTGTAAACCACGTATTCGCTTTCAAATTTATCACCTCCTAACCAAGTGTACATATTAGAATTTCCGTAGTGTCTATAATTTTCTTTATAAAGAAAATATTTGTCTTCAGTTGTTTCTTCACCGGTTTCACTGTCTTCAGTTGTTTCAGGAACACCTATTTCAGTTAGGTATTGATAAATCGCCTCAGTTTCTTCTGAAATGTCATTATCATTTCCAACATTCCAAGCACCTTCTTGTCTTAATTCTTCTTGATTATCTAATTTTTGTTTTAATATTTTTTGTCTTTCAATTTCGTACATTTTAGAGTAGTGATATCTAAATGAACCTTTAACTTTTGATTTATCAAAATGACTGATGTCAGTGTTTTCAATATTTAAATCCCCTTCAACATAATCTATACTATCAATATTTGATACCCAATCGGCACGATATAAATAAAGGTCTCCAACAATTCTAATCTTCTTATTTTTATAGTCAGGAAAACTCCTTATTATTCTACCATCCCCATTAACATACTTTAATAAATCAATATAATCATCAGCAGTAATATCTACCCATTCTTCTGATTGCTCTCTCAAAACTTTTTTAATAATATTTCTTACAAACATATAATATAAATACTTTCTATTTACAAATGATTATTTTATAATTATCAAATATTTATATAGAACATAAACCTATTAAAAAATTTAAGTCATGGGATGCGGATGTAAACATCAAGTACCGCCACCAAAAACGCAAAAACAAGACACCAGGCAGCGAATACCTGGATGACCTGCTCTGGAAGT